ATTCCTCAAGATTGTCTATTGTCGCGACAGTATCTCTAGGCACGTTAACTGTAGATTGCTCTGCACGTATGGTTTGCAGGTCGTTTAAGAATTGTGCGACTGATTCATCTGGGATGTTGGCTTCGTACATATAATTATTTACTTGAATAATGGTTTTTTCTATGCTATACTCATGTCATGAATATGAAAGAAGAGGTAAAAATCCTGTTTAAACGTACTCACGATCTTGCTAAGCTCCCTGTTAAGGCTAATCCTGAACCAGCGACCGGCGATTCTGGGTATGATGTATTTGCGGTTGAACAAGTCGTTATTCCTGCTCGAGGTTCAGCAGTTGTTCCGGTTGGTCTTCAACTAGCATTTATTACTCTTGGTTATTGGTTCCGAATTGAACCTAAGAGTGGTCTGGGCTTCAAGCATGGTTTGCAACCACACTTGGGAATCATCGATAATCAGTATCGTGGAGGCATGGGTATTAAAATCTACAACTTTTCTGATGTTGATTATACCTATAACGTTGGGGATAAAGTCGCTCAATTCGTTGTCTACGAGTTGGTGAATTCTACTGTTGACTGGAGTGATACCGTTTATGAAACTAATAGAGGATCAAAGGGCTTTGGCTCAACTGGCCGATAACATTAACATTGAATCAATTGATTGCCCAGAAAGTGGAGAATGTGATGTCAAATACAAAGTCAAACCTGGTTTTTTCGACCTTATTGAAAAGCAAAAATTCAAGAAAATGTTCGAAGGAATGGATCTTGACTCTATCGTAAAAACTGTTATACTTGAATACCTGTGAATAAACCTCCGGCTAGTTACATTTGGTTCGAAAAGTACCGCCCTCAGTCTCTGGAAGAGATTATTCTTCCAGATAACATCAAGGCTACTATTGAAGGTTATGGTCGTGACGAGAAGATACCTCATTTGATGTTTGTTGGTAAGCCTGGCTTGGGTAAAACCAGTCTTGCAAAGATTATTGCTAAGAGTGTTCTAAAGTGTCAGTATCTGTATATTAATGCTTCAGATGAGAATGGTATCGATGCAATTAGAACTAAGGTTGTTGCATTTTCTCAGACTAAATCAATCGACGGTCGAATCAAGATTATTATTCTTGATGAATGTGATGGGTTGACTCAAGACGCACAAAAGGCCTTGCGTAACGTAATGGAAGAGTTCCATAAAGTAACTAGTTTCATTCTTACAGCCAACTATGGTCACAAGATTATCGGTGCGTTAACTAGCCGGTGTCAGAAGTTCGATATTCAAATCTCAAAGACTCAATTTGAGAACCAATTGGCTAATATTCTTAATAAAGAGAATGTTACCTTTGAAAAGGTTCAAGTTGAGACTATTACAGAGCAGTATTATCCTGACTTGCGTATTGCTATTAATGAATTGCAGAAGAATAGCAGGTCAGGATCTCTTCAGACAGCTTCTAATAAGCAGAACATTGCTCTTGTAAAAGGCATCTTAATTAATGTTCTTTCTAAGAAAGACTGTACTATTATTCGTCGTCATGTAATTGAGAACGAAGAAGTGTTTAACGGAGATTATGTTGGACTGATGCGTCAGCTATTCAACTTCATTAATGAGTTTGAATTTGACGAAAAAAATAAGCGTAAAATGCTCGTCACCATTGCGGATCACTTGTATAAGTCTGCTTTTGTAATGGATCAAGAGATCAACTTTTACGCTTGTTTGTTGGCGATGGTTTAATAACCCTTCATGTAACTACCATAACCCATCTTATGCTTCTGTGTATAAGATAGGGTTGTGTTAGTTGTAGGGTTACCTGTTACATTCTTATCTGTCTGAGGAATATTACCTGGATCTTCATTACCAGGAAGAGCATCGATCTTAGGGTAGCTTGGGTGTTGAGTATCCATATATCTAGCTGTGCTATTAATTGGCTTAACTGCTTCTGGTTTAATAATCTCATTATTTGGTCTTACAAGCTTTGGATTAATAGGTGTTTGAGTTCTATTCTCACCACCTGTCATCATTAATTCAACTAGGTAAGAAGGTACAGTTATTTTGTCTGTAAAGAGACCTGGTGCAATTTCTCTTGTAATATCAAGATAAAAGGCATCTGGTTCATAATCTTTACCGTTAGCACTGAAACCATATGGGGATTTAATATGGCTAACACGCAAATAATCACCTGATGTAGCAAGCTCTCTAAGCATGTTGATTTTCTCAACAGACTGAGTCTTAGACCAAGGACCTGTGAAGGCTTCTTGTTTAATTCTAACTAGATCACCGCAAAGAAACCCGTTGCGAGTAAATCTGTCATAATGTTCTTTTATTACTTGTTCAAATCGAGATGCCATATATAAATATTTATGTAATTCGTTCAAAAATTTATAAATAATTAACAGATGGCAACAGTAAACTTAAACAATCTCTTTAAGAAGCCAGTCAATCCTAATAGTGCTATAAAGTACATTTATCAGGACTTTAATGTCATGTCTATGGAAACACTTTATACCAATAACATTGCTGCTCGTAAAGTAAAGACTGACCTTAATGTTTCTTACGATGTCGCTGCTGTTAAAAACAGTATTTCTAATCTTTTAACAACAAAGAAGAGTGAAAAGATATTAAGCCCAGAATACGGTTTAAGAATAGAAGATTTTTTGTTTGAACCAGTTACAAGCACAACAGCTACTGCCATTGCCAACGAGATTGTCAATGCTTTAACAATATTTGAACCAAGAGTTCAAATAGTAGATTTGCAAGTGATACCTTATCCAGATCAATACCTTTATGTAATTAATCTGGCATTGAGAATACCAACATTAAAACAATCTTTTTCCTTGCAAGGAACATTTCAAGGAGACGCAATAACAATTTTATAATATGGCTACAGGTGTTTTTCCAGAATTCAAATTAGCTCCAAATGCCTATACAGCATTTGACGCCACTAGTCTTAAGCGCTTAATGATTGAGCGTCTTAACACTCCATCAAATACCGTTTTTACAGATCAGAATTTTGAAGGCAGTAATTTAAATGCGATAATTGATATTGTAGCATATTCCTACCAGACATTACTCTTTTATCTAAACCAAACATCCAGCGAATCTGTTTTCACAGAGTCTCAATTATATGAGAACATTAACAGAATTGTAAAGCTTCTAAATTATAACCCAGTTGGACCTCAAACCTGTGCATTACCTTTCGTAGCTAATTCCTCATTACTGAGCGCTGGTGTTTATACAATTCCAAGATATTCATACTTAAACGTAAATGGTATTAACTATACTTTTACTAATGATGTTACTTTTGAGAAAACAACTCAAGCAGGAATTAATGAAACCTTAAAACAATTTAGCTCTACTTATTTGCTCTATCAGGGTAAAATGGTTGAATATCCAACACAGTCCTCTGCTGGAGTAGCATTCGAGACTATTGCTCTATTACCAGGCAATTCAGTTATTGTTGATAACTTTAATATTTTTGTTTATGTATTTGAAAGACAAACAGGAACATATGTTGAATATAGAAGAGTGGATAGCTTATTCTTATATGGTCCTCAGGATAGAGTTTGTGAGATTAGATTAAACGAAAATAAGCACTACGAAGTTAAATTCGGAGATAATATTACTGGTCGTCAGTTACAAGGTGGAGATTTAATTGCGTTGTATTTCTTACAATCTGATGGAGTAGATGGTCAAGTTAACTCTAACAAGTTAAATGATACCGCAATTTCTCTTTACAACACACCTAGATTTAATCAAATTTTCGCTTCTGTAAGAGATGAAAATTTGACATATTTAACTGCTTTACAGGTATTAGGTCTTAATATTAATAACGAGGTAGACTCAACAGCCTTCTTTGATGCTGAAACAGTAGAATCAATTAGAACAAGAGCACCTCAAACATTTACATCTCAATACAGATTAGTAAATGCTACTGACTATGAAAACTTTGTTTATACAAACTTTGCTAGCTTTGTATTCTCTACAAAAGTATTAAGCAACTCACAATATTTAAATTCTCATTTAAAGTATTTGACAGACAACTTAAAACTAAATGACCCAAATTTAGATACAAATGTATTATCTAATCAAATACTGTTTTCTTCTTCTTGTAATTTTAACAATGTTTATATCTATTGTGTACCAAAAACATCTGCATCTAAAATTACCACGATTACAAAGAATAACTTCGTAACACCAGCTCAAAAGAACTTTGTTATTTCAGCTATTAATTCAGTAAAAACAGTAACCGCTGAACCAATAATTATGGATCCAGTTTATATGGCATTTCAATTTGGATATGGTTCAAGCGTAGACGACTCTGCAATTCAAGATACTAATTTCGGTGCTAGGATAATAATAACAACAAACCCTAATATTGTTGTAAATAGAGACAAAATTAAGAGTGTTATTATTAGTACAATTCAGAGTTATTTTGATTTACAATCTCTAGGTGGTACTGTAAACATAACTGACTTAAATGCTCAAATTCTTGATATTGCTGGGGTACAATCAATTCAAACTGCTAATATAAATGGAGCTAGAAACGGGCTAAGCTTCGTTTACTATAATTTTCAATACCCAAATATCGATGTAAAATCTTCTGTATCTTCTGTTGTACTTCAAGATTTTATGTTCCCATATTTGCCTGACTACTTTACCTTATCTAACTTAATTACTATTCTCTAATGAGTGTACCGTTTTCAATTATAACTGGCAAGGGAAGCACAAGGGAATACGTTGTTAGCAACAACAATGTTTTCCCAGTTTCTTCTTACACTGGGATGCCTGTAACTCTAAGTGTTTCTCTATCTAGTTTACCTTTATCTGCCGACAAAGACTTTATTGTATTTGCTGTTAATGATAAATTTGTTTTAAAAGAAAACAACTCAGTCTATGATTTTCCATTGCCTGGGGTTTATAAAATTACTTTATTTACTGCTGATTTAAATGGTGAACCGATTGAGAGTTATACAACCTATCTTTCAGCTTATAATTACATTACAGATGTAATTAACCCATCCATTGTTCCTGTTAATGATGTTTATTATAATTCTTCAACTACAACTTCGGGTATTAATCAAAGCAGAACGTATGTTGATAACATGACAGCTTTTGCTGCTCAATT